GCCTTCTTATACGAGCGTATATTGCTGCTTATTAGTAGGCATAGAATAGATGCTCTATGATCAAAGTAGACAGTATTGTTTTGATAGTAAGTAGGAGTTAATAAAAAGTTGTATAGCAATACCTTATTTAAACTTAGTCCGCATTTACCATAAGCCGTTACTAAGTAGAAGTACTCTTCACTAGTAGACAGACTATATATATCCTTATCTGTATAGTTCATGTTATTTATCTAAATCTCAAACACTGTTCAGGATCAATAAAGTCTCCATTAATCTTTATTTCAAAGTGCAAATGAGGGCCCGTACTATATCCCGTATTGCCCATATCTCCAATACGCTGACCTACTACTACCTGTTGGCCTACTGAGCAGAATATAGCTTCTAGATGATTATAGGTAGTAAGAATACCTTCTGGACTAGTTATTACCACTCTATTACCATAGCCTCCATCATTCCAACCCGCCTCATTGACTACTCCATTACTACTAGCAAATATGGGAGTTCCTACATTATTAGCTATGTCTACACCATTATGCATACGCTCATTTCTCCAACCAAAGCCACTAGTAAACGTTCCTTGAGTAGGCAGTCTTAAACTAGAACACATAGCAAATCCCTGTGCCAGCATTGCAAACTTGGCACCTTTAGCTACTAAGGTACTGTTAGCTACTCCCGCTCCATTAGTACTACTTCCTGTCACTGGTCTAACTATGTTAGATATTTTGCAACCTGGATTAGTTATCTGATAATTAGCTCTATACAGATCAACCGCACTAATAGCGGCACAGGTAATATCTGCCTGTAATGCTAGATCTAAATCCAATGCAGTAGCAGGAGCAGTACGTAATCCTTGACCTAGTCCACTAAGAGCACTAAGAGAGACGGCAGGTCCTTCAGGTAAAGGAACGCCCTTTAGTGAGTCAACTAACTTACAAAAGCTTTCTGCGGTATACTTACTGCCCTGATTCTTATATCTAAACCCAGAAGAACTATTAGGCATTGCTGCCCACTCCAGAGAATTACTATCTAACGTTGCTAGACAGTTACCTGCTATAACGTCATTTAGTGTACCTCTAAGAGTATCCATTCTATATAAAGCAGCAATATCCTGATCTCTAGGATTGCGTATATCTAAAGGACCTAAGCCTTGCTGTATTTCTTCCCAGGTACTTGGCATAAACTGATAACGACCAAACGCAGCACTAGTTCCTCCTTGAAAAATAGTATTAGGATGAGCAGCGCTTGTAGGCACATGCACGTAGCCCCCATTAGCCGTATAGTAAGTGGGAGCCTCTATCTGACTAATTGCATTTAAATAGGCAACAACATTAGTATTACTTAATAACTGTAAATAGTAATTCTTGTCTTTAGCCATAACTACTCTAATCCTGTATATATAGTTTTGTTGGGTAGGAACTTGTTATATGCTCTAAATAACTCAACTCTGTCTAGCTTCTTTAAATCACTAGAACTAGATAGATCTGCGTGCGTATAAACCTTATCCAGGGCTATATCTAATTGAGATAACAGATATGCAAGCGTCATGTATTGAGCAGAATTAAGGGATCCATCAATAGACTCTAGGCATATTTGATAGGAGCTGGCATCTACATTAGATATACCTTTTAATTCGCAGTTACCACAGGCTACCGCAGCTCTATTAGCAGGAACTAAGTATGTAAGAGCGCCATTGGTACTAATGAATGCGTGATAGCTGTAACTAGCCGTCTGTATAGTACTGAGAAATACGTCAGAGCTTTCTTCTGTCTGATGTAATACAACAATAAACATTTACTTATTAATACTCCTCTTATAGTCTACGTATCTACTGTCTCCCAATATCTTATCAACTAACGACTGATTAACTTGCGTTGCTTCTGGTAAGTCATAATAGATATACATTAGTCTAATTGCCGTATCCTCTTGTTGCTTTGGCAGTCTATTATTCCACTGCAAATAACTAATGAAGGCAAGTACCTCTTCTCTAGTTAGAGTAAGTCTTGGCTTAGAGTTAGTAACAGGGAGCCGCAACTCTTTAGGTTTATATGCAGATGAAGTAGGCGCTGCTTCTTTTTTAGTATCTAGAGACTTTACTGCCTGCTTCTGTGCAAAAGAAGTCTTATTACACTGCTTAGCCGTCTTTAATGCTAATTCATGTATCTTCCTATGCTGCGCAGCTCTGTATTGTGCGTCAATAAGACTATTACTATTACGTGGATAACTAGTAATCTTTGACAGTTTATTTACAGCATCTAGTGCAACTGCAGCAACTCTAGTAGCCTTAGTACACTTATCCTCTTTATCTGCTAATGCGATTTGATAGTAGCTGCCATTTACATAGTCATACTTTATTCCTCTGTAATAACTGCCCTTATCACCTAAGCCCGTATCTATATCAATACCTGTAGGAAGTGCCTGTTCTCTTACTAGATCAGCTCTATTTGTACTAGAAGTTAATAAGTCTGTAAGTCTATACGCATCCGTATCCAGTTGAGTAGAAGTAACAGTTACTCTATTAGCAGAAGGATTCTGTACTCTATCAGGAGATAGTATTGGCTGAGGCGCATAAGTATTGTCTTCCTGTAACTGTCTAAATTTAGTTCTCTCAGTATTGGCGCCCATCAACTTATCCATATTACCTGGAAGAGATACTGCGCCTAGAATAACTATATGATCTAAGTGATTGTATAGACAACTAACAATCACCGCATCTCCTACCTTATAAGTGGCGTATTCTCCTACTCCATTACCAGTAAAAGAAGAAGTAATAGGTATACAGCCCGTAGCAATATGACCATTTGTATTATGTATTAGTACGTCATATCGTTGTATTAGATGACTTTGGTATTCTCCATCTGAAGTTAAATTAACAATTTCTCCTAAAGATAGCCATGTATTGTCTAATGCCTGCATACCTCTAGCATTAGTAAAGAAGCCATTAGGATTGTAGAGTGGATTGTCTAGCATATATGCTCCTATAGTATGTCTGCAATAGCAACTATCTTTGTGGTGTAACCTGCGTCAGCTCCTGTAGCCTTTAAAGAGTGAGTAATATTTCTTACCTTGTACATAGGAAATATCTTCTGCGTATCATCAGAATACACGCCCGTTGCAGTTCTAATCTTATTAATGACGGCACTGAGATCTGCAATCTTAGCCTTACTACCTTCTTGAGATCTCTTATTCTTCTTTATACCATCTACCTCTTGATATAAGGTACCTAACACTGATTGAGAGGTTGCGTCTTTGCTGTAGGTAAACACATCCTTACTATGCAGAACCGTGTTATAGATTCTTATAGCTTCTCCTGGGCACATACTAGCGTCTCCCAATATTCTCAACATAACAGTTAAGTTGTCCTTAGCCATAATAGAGGCGCTAGTAAGAGCTAATGCTTGTGCTGCTCCCTCCTTATTATCCAAGTTGTACTTAGGATCTTTAATCTTAGGATCACTAATGATGTGCTGCTTTACTGGTACGTTTTTATATTGATGAGCGTAAGAAGTAATATCTACAATAGATACAAGATCAGTAAGAGAAGCGTTAGTGGGATTATTAAAATCTGCACTAGCAATAGTAAATCTATTAAAGGAGCCAATAGTGCTCTCTTGTACACGTATATCCTTAATAAGATTTCTATATGCTACAGGAATACCGTCTATACAGTTAAAGAAGAAGTAAGTCCTGTTACCTCTTTCTGGATCTTCTAGTCCCGTAACATCTAGTACTCTAGGACCAAATATAAAGTGTCCATTGACGTGAGAGCAGTAAAAATCAATAGGCATTACCTCAGTTACCTGTAAATATGTAAGTATTTCAAATGGACTCTTATTAATAATCTGCATAGTTGTCTGTCCAGTGCCAGATACTAATGGAGGCTGTAGCGTCCATATGTGGAACAGGGGATCATATTTAGACTTGGCAGGATTAATAACGTCTGTTGGTAAGAATGCATTTGCTTGTATCCATGCATTAGGATCTTCTATAGCATTGCTAAACTTAATACGCTCTTTAGCTAAAGCACTTAGATTCTCATCTATTCTCTTTACCTGATCAGTAATTCTATTACACCTGTCAATTAGAGTATTGTTATCTCCCTTAAACTTAATAGCCTTACCATCTGCTCCTACCGTTGTACTGCCTGGGGTACATACAGTGTCGTATAGAGACACTATATTACCTACATCTAATCCATAGCGCCACATCATACCTGCAGCACTATTAAGGCTATTGTCCAGATATATGCCACCATTAGCCGCTTTATATACCGCCTCAATAGTCTTATGTCTTAATCCTTCAAATGCTCCTCTTTCTTTACTGTCTTGATTAATAAAAGGCAAAGTAATAAGCTTTGTATCTGCCAATATTCTACTTCTATCACGCAGATTATAGATTATCTGTACAGAGTTAGCACTTCCTATAAATTCTATAGTGTCTATAAAGCCCCAAAAGATAGGGGCTAGTGGTTTGTTTGCTGTTATCTCTTTTACCTTAGTAGTAGTATTAGATAACTCATCACGTAGCTTCTTTATGTCTGCATTATAAGTATTTATTTCTTGATAAAATCTAGTAATGTCCTTCTCCTTTTTTTGTTTGCTTTCAGAGGAGCCCTGAGCGTCTCTAATATACTTTCTTCTATCTTCTATGCACTTTTCAAGCTGTTTTATACGATTAGCCTTAGTATCCTGCTCTGCTTTAGATAAGGTACTAGCGTCTACAAAGTCTCTATATTTAAATGAGTAAGGGTAATTATCCAAATCTTCTAAGGCCACAGTACTGTCTGTCTTATAGCCCGCATATATACGCACTTCATCATCAGTAGCTAAAGGTCTAGTTATTACTTTATTAGAACTATCAACAGTATTCTGTACTATTGGCAGAGGAGGTATATTACCCTTACTATCCAATTGACAGGTAATAATAAGCTTAGCTTTGCACACGGGCCAATCTCTAGATATTTCTACTTCTGCTTCTCTAAGGAACCACACCTGTGGATTAGATGTAGGACATATCTGTACATTAGAATAAAGCAGTATTTCTTTATCTACTGCAGCAGGAACAGTAATAGTATTAGCTAAGCTAGCTCTTGCTAAAGCTCTGAGGTCTGCAAGCTCTTTTCTATATTCATTAATCTCTGTCTGTACGTCTTCAGCTCTATCCCTAGAACTTGTTAAAGCTAATAAATTAACTTTAATAGTTTTTACTAATCTGGTTTCTTCCTGTTGTTGATTGTACTGATCTGCTGTAGTATAAACGCCCGCATACACTAATGGTTTATCTTCTTCATTAATAGCTTTACTGGCTGTTTTATTAGGAGCTTCCTGTATTAATCTCTGTGTTTTATTGTTAGTTACGTACGTAACTGCAAAGCAGGGAATAGATTCTTGTTCTGTATAATATTTAGCCATAAGGTATTGCATTAGTAAAAAGCAGGTCGTATATAAGTACTACCTGCTTTAATGTTTATTTATGTGAGTATTTATTAAGTATAAGGAAAGTCGATATTAGGAGTCTGAGCACCACCCGCCTTAAATGGTCCTGTTGGCTTTCTATTGTAAGAAGAGCCATTAAAGTTAGTTCTAAAGTTCTGTAGACTCTCAGGAATAAATCTTAGACCTTCAGCTACTCCTTCCCAGCGTTGAGCTACTACTCTTCTACCCGGCATAATACCAATAGAGAGAGAGTCAATCTTACAGCGCTGTAACTCATATCTGCCTTGAACAATTGGTACGGCTTTTTGTTGACCATATGCAACACTGCCTCCATTAAGTCCTTTTAGTTGATTCTTAACAAAGCTTTGATTGTCGCCACCAACTAACTGATTAAATACGGTACCACCAGTTCTGTAGATAATCTGCTCATTGCTTTTACCACCCCCATCACTAATACCTCTATAAGTCTCTGCTAATTCATTAGCATTAGCATCAAAGGTAAGCTGAAATCTAGGAGATCTAGTAACAAGCTGTTCTCTTGTCATTTGCTGTACACCAAACGTTCTTTGTAAGAAGTTGAGATCTACTAGACCCTGTTCAACTACAAATGCAATCTGGACTTCACCATCTAGATATACGGGGAATCTAGTCCCTAAAGGCAAATAAGTCTCAGTACTATTTCTAATAGTTAGAGTAATAGATTGAAAGTCTCCAAAGAGAGCTAATTGACCCGTAACACTATCTTGCATCCATGCAGCAATATCAAAACCGGCAATTGGATCAAGAATAGTATTATTTACTGGCGCTTTATAAATGTCTAAAGGCATATTATTTGTATTATGTATTTGTACTAAGCTAAGGTGACTGTACCACTAACATCTCTTGTCAAAGTGATCTCAATTCTATCAATAGGATATAAAGGAGTATATGACAAATTGATGTTTAGATTGCCGTTGTAGTAGTCAGTAGTAGAGTTATTACTTTCATCAATTACAGGTTGACTATAGCTCACAATGTAGCCACTTCTTGCCATAGAACTCATATAAGCAGATATAGAAGAAGCAATCATATTTCTTACCTTTCTACTATTATTTTCTCCTTTGTATGCCTGCAGATTAAAGTACAGATCCTTTCTAATAGTGTCATTAACTCTAACAATATTGATTCTATCCTTTCCAGCAGTATTAGTAAGCGTTCTGCCCTGTACTACGTAGTAACCAGAAAGCGCAGTATCTAAACTAATCATATCTACTTTTGCATCAATAAATTGCTGCTTAGTAGCTAATGATTTGTACTGATCTAGGTCAGTAGAAATAATTCCCTGTATAGAGCCCGCAGAAGTTCTTGCATGAGGACTTATATTCTCCGGTAAAGAGGCTAGTTTACCTGCATAGAATGCAGACAGTGGAACGCCAAATCTATTATTAATATCTCCACCATAAGTAGCCCAACCTGCAACATACACAGCTCTTTCAGTGTTAATAGCTGCCGTTTCTATTCTAGCTAAAGCAGGAGTTAGATTTCTCTTAGAAGTTAGAATAGCAATCTTTCTACCTTCTAACTCTTTACTGTTATTTGCTACTGTAATTTGTGCCTGTTTAATAGCATCAGATGCACCCGCTAATTCACTAGCTACTACAATAAAGTTAACTAGCTGTTCTGACAAAGAGTTAATAGTTTTAATGTAGTCCCTTTCTACGGGAACAGGACCGTCATAGCCCTTTATTAAAAAGATGTTCTTTAGTCTAGCATTACCTACATAGTTAATATGTCTAATATCATTTATATCAGTAATGTAGACGTTAGCTGGTGCTAGTCTTTGTGGAGTTCTATTTAATAGAGTAAGCGCATTTGGCTGATTTAATGTCACAGGCAAATAGTCTGCCTTTAGATAAGTAGAAGTAATAGAATTAATATTACCACTGCCATCTACGTCAGTTAATAGGTCTACATCAAACGACTCAATCTGTGTATCTAACGTATTAGTATTCTTATCTTCAATTACTACGTTAAAGCGACTAGCTCCCGTACTATTAACTGTTAATGCAATGTTGTTTCCCCATTGTCCTGGACTAATAGCAGTAAATCTAACAAGAGGCTGACCATCAGAGCTGTATAAAGTTCTAAACGCATTTCTCGCACTATTAGTTGTGCTAGAGAAGCCCGTCTTATTAGTTACGCCGTAATTACTAAAACTAATACCATCTATGTTAGAGAAGGTAATTGATTGATTAGTAATAGCGCTAGTAGTTGCTTGACTAAGAGTAAGTACGTTGCCTGATTTACTCTGTACAACTGCGCCTTGAGGAATACTAGCATGACTGACAATACTGTTAATAGATATATTACTTGCATCTGCTACTGTAAGAGTAGTGCTGTTATTAGCCGCAGTTCCTGTAGTTACTACTTGTCCATCTGGTGTCTCTAGATCTATCCAGAAGCTATAACCACTTGCAATAGTAATTCTATCTGGATCATTTAGATCAAAGAACTCAATAGGCTGATTAAAGATGCTTTCTGCTAGAAATAGTCCGGCTCCCTGTTCATTAGTTAATCGTGTTACTTGACCAATAGGATTAACTCCACTGACTAGATCCTGTATATTATTAATAACGTCAGAGGGAGTAGCAGATTCTGCAATAGGGACATTGTATTGTGTAGAAGATACTCTAACAGTAAATTGATCTCCGGGATACAACTCAATAGGTACACCAGTAGTACTAAATTTAAGAGATACGCCTTCTGCAGTTATCTTGTAAATACCCGCATCAGTAGTTAAGTCTAGTGCAGTAGATAATAAGCCGCCAGTAACAGTAGTATTAGTAGTATCTACATAACTAGGCACATCAGTCTGAGTAGTGCCCCAATTAATACTTGGAAGAACATTTCTATTTGGGTACTGATCAACACCAAGAGTAACCCACTTAAGAATTGCCTTATTAGACGTAGTAAAGACGTTGTATCCCGCTGCACCTGTTAATAGAGATGCAGATAGAGTAACCACTCCAGTAGTAGTATTAACGTTAGTTACCGTAGTGTTTGCAGGCAGAACTCCAGCAGTATTACTAATAATAGTAGAGCCAACAACAATCTTCTTTGCGTCTGCCGGATTAAAAGTAATAGTAGTGGCAGAACTAGACTGATTATATACGGCTAGAGCAGACACAGGACCATGTGTTACGTTATAAACATAGCGCTTGTCTGCAGTACCTGTATAACTACCAGTAGATGCAATAGGCGTTTCAATATAGGTAGAGCTAATTGGCTGCCCAATAAACTTTAAATTAAGAGTAAGTATATTGCTCTTAGTAGCAGTACCACCAATAAGTAGATTTACCTTAGCAGGCTCACTAGAACCAATTACTCTAGTAACGCCAAATTCTCTAGCCCCCTGATCATACGCAGCTTGAAAGGCTAGGTTTGCAATACCATTGTCATATCCATAAATTCTAGCAAAGTCTTTAAAATCTGACAGTAGTACCGTATTAATAGGACCTCTGGTAAACTCACCAACAATTGCAATTCTATTAGATGCTGTTAGATTAATAGGAGCACCTAATGCTGGTTGTTCATTAAAAATTACGTCAGGTATTCTCATTTAGTTAAATTAGTTAGACTTGTAAATTTATAGTGTTAATGGACAACTGTTTAGTGGAGTACTTAGGCAAATAACAGGTAACTAAACAGCTAGTCAAGACTTCTTTAAAGTAGGGATCTTTTTCCCACTGACCTCCTATAAAGGCAGAACTTAATAAGGTTAACTTAGTATTTAAATCATCTATTCTAATGTCATATATGATTAGCCTTAATAGCTCAATACACTGACTTAAGATATGCATTGAAGCGTCTGTATATACCAAGAGGTCTTGATTTTTATCTAATACAATTTCAGCATCGTTACTAGGTAATTGAGTGGGCATATTTTGTATAACTATAGGCGTTGATTTAGATCCTGAAGTAACTACGTTGTAGTAGAAGCTAATATGAATTAAGTAGTTTACCTGAGTATAGTCAGTACCTAATGAATAGGGTTCATATATAACTGCAGCAGATTGACTACCTGGAGACTTTGCATTTAATGATTGAGATGGCGCTGGATATACTGCCATCGTCAATGCATTGCTGGTAGTCTCTATTCCCCCATACAGTCTGTAATTAGTAATAGGAATTACTCTATTAGTAAGAACGTCTGTAATTGGATTACTAAGTACTAGCGGGTGAGATGCAAAAGCCTTAATAAAACTAGTACAGATTTGATCTACTCCAAACACTTTGAACTCCTGTTAAATCTCTGAGCATACTCATCTTGTCTTTTACACTGCTTAGCTTTGTATTTGCCTTACTTCCTAGTTCAGCACTACTAACTCCCTTCTTTATTGTTGTGTCTGTATTATTTGTAGCTACATTAATACGCAGTACAGTAGTAACTGCCACTGAACGTGGAGAAGTATTATATTGAGTTAATGCTGGAGCCTGCAGATGATAATAGCTTGCTACTGTAATGCCCTGTATATCCTCAAACTTCAAGTCAACTATTACCTTTACTTCTGGATTAGTTACTTTATACGCATTAATGTAGACAGCGTTATTGTATATTTGAGCGCCTACAACGTGCGTGTCTTCTGCGACTCTATACTCTAATATGCCTTGAACCAGTTTAAAGGCAATATCTTCTACTTTGTCTCCCACGGACACAGCAATGGGTACCCAAGGAACAGCAGTAGATATAGTAGATATTCTAAAGTACATAGTGCCCCCTACTGTACAGTAGGGATTAGCAGTATCTGCATAAGCAAAGTAGAAAGTATCTATCTCTATCTTATGATCTAACTTACTAGAAGCAGAAGTAGCGGTAGCAGTAGTTGATTTAGATACTCCCTTAGTTACGTCTATGATGCTAGATAAGGGCCCCTTATCCTGTAATGCTGAATAGTTTAAATAGTTAGTAGAGAATTTGCCTAGAACTAGACCATTTATATAGTCATATAAATAATTGTTCTTCTTATTGACTAAATCTAACTTAGTATATGCAATGGAGCTAAGAGGAACTACCTGCCAACTATTGGTATTTGTAAGAGGGGCAGTATTGTTATTTATCAGTGATCTGTATAACGTGCCTGTAGACTCTATTACTTCATTGACCATATAACTAGAGTTATTATCATATGCGCCTTTATACAGAGGCAAGAGAGATGCTCTAAGAATAGTAATAGGTCTAATAACAATTGCTTCTGTTGCTACTATAGTAGATAGTCTTCTAGCACTAAACTCTAGATAAACAGAGTATAGTTCTGTAGTAAAATTTGCCGTCTTATTCTTAAACGTAGTAGTTGCAGGATACAGTTCTTTCTTCTTTACACTTAAGCTAATATCACTATTTGTTGTTCTAGTTGGAGTAGCTATTAGATTGGAATAAGGATATTCTGCAGTGCCAATAGTATACACATTTGCACATAAATCATTAATGTCAGAGCTAAGTCTAAATATTAGAGACTCTACTGTTTCTCCACTATTAACGACAGTTACTCCTTCATTAAGTAGAGGAGGCGCTCCTGGTTCAGACTTAAGTACGTTAAAGTATATAAAGGCAATTTGATTGTCGGGTACACTAAGACTAGTCTGTGCCAATACATCCGTAAGTTTTACTGGCTCCGTCTCTAGACCCACATCAAAGCTATTAGCTGGAATAGTAGACTTATCTAGGGCAGGGGCAAAGAAGAAGTAGTCAGTAGTACTAATCTTAGTCTGAGTAGTACTACTAACTGTTTGACTAGATGTATATAGAAAGATAATTCTATCTAAGTTGGCATATGCTCTAGTCTCTAATTCTTTTCCTCTGTCAATAAGCTTTAGATCAGCATTCAGAGGTAAAGATCTAATAATGTTTGCCGCTGTTAATTCCGCAGCTACATTTAATAGGCCACTACTATACTCACTGTCTATCATAAGAGATAAGACTGCTTGATAGGTAGTAGGCAGCTTAAACAGTCTTGTGTTATCCTTATCCTTAGCAGCAGACAGAACAAGACCTATAGTATTAAATTGATTTAGACCTTGAAAGATAATGTCATCGTCTGTTATAAAAGAAGACCCTTGTGTCAATACACACAAGGGTCTTACAAGTTTAACAAAGTTAGCACTATCAATACTTGCCTGTATATCTTGTGCAAAATTCATTGTGATTACTACTTATATGTCATTAGATGTTCAATAGCAGCTTGTTTATTTGTATAGACATAGTTAGGATTTACTTCAGCTAGTGCCTTCTTTAAAGAAGCAGCAGTATGAGAACTTAACTGTTCCTCTGATAGAGCAAGTAATTCTTGTGTTGTCTGAGAATACTTTACATACTGTACATCTACCTGCTCCTGTACTGACTGCTCTTCAATAAAGACGGGCTCTTGAACATTCATCTCTAGAGGACGAGATTGAGGTGCCTGTAAAGACTCTAGATAGTCCTCTTCTTCAGCCGGAGATGGTGCAAAAGGAGCATAGATGTCTTCATTAATACCATAAGGTAGTGTCTCTAGAGGAGGCAGACTATCTGATGCTTCTGCTATGCGCAGTTCAGTGCCAAACACATCATCATAGCGCTCCTTTACATGTAAGGGAAAATTAGCAGGATTAGGCAGTTCAATGTATTCCTTATACTCATAATTAGGTGAGTACAGATCTAACAATTGCGTTACTTCATAGCTGTCATAGATGTCAAAGGAGAGGTAAGTGCCTGCTATAGCATATACGCCCTCCTTGTACAAGAAGTCAGCAATAACCTTTACTTTGATTTGTGGGTCTTGCATATTTAGTCAATATTTAATAGGAACTAAATAAGTGTATCATATGCAGGTACAAGAGAGGTAAGAGTTACTGGACCAGTTCCACTTACTGTGACCTTTACTAAATCTGCAGGCGCATTATATAGAGTCAATGCTGGTCTAGCTTTAGCCTGCATCAATGCAGAGCGCTGAATAGCAAAAGGATTATCAAGATAAATAGGATTAATTCTGCCTAAACTAGAAGCCTCCTTATTAGTCAACACTTGAAGAACTTTATCTTCAGTACCCGTATTACCCAATTCCATATAAGAGGGGAAGTAATACTCATACACTACAAAATGAGTTAATCCTGCTACGGCAGCACCAGTACTAATATTAGTAGGATTAGTAAAAGGAGTTAAGAGCAGTGCTCCAGTAGTACTGTTATATGTTGCAATCTCAACGCCATCTACATTGTTATTAGCATTGCTAAGAGAAGTATAACCAAAGATACGCTTTAACAAGAACGTCTTAGCAGTAGTCTCATAAGCAGCTACAGCAGCAGCAGTAGTTAACGTCTTAAGCTCTGCAGGAATATCACCCTGCGTATTTCTAAATCTAGCAAACTCATTTGCAGAGTAGGTAGCCAAAGCATTAGATTTACTAGCATTGTTCTGTGCGCTTACTTTAGTTAAGACAAACTTAACACCACTAATAGGTAAAGGCTGACCTGTATATCTTGGATCTGCTAACTTGTCTCTTTCACTAGAGAACAAGTTAAAGGCAGTGTAATCTGCTGGAGTAGCAGTACCTGACCCTACTCTTTCTCTTACTGCCTCTTCACCACCTAAAGCATTAATAGCACTAATTGCATTGGGATTCATAAAGTAGTTAAGTACAGATTCTCCTAGAGAAGTCTGACTAACTACATAATTAACGCCAGCAGCAATAGCGGCAGTTTGATCAGCAGGCTCTAGATAAGAAGCAACAGCACTTAATACGTATTGACTACCTGCAGTCAACAAAGAACTATAAGGAGCAAAATCAAAACTAGCAGGAAAGGCATAGCTTTTGCCCTCAACTTCAAGAGTACCATTAGTAAAGGTAACAGTAGTTCCTGAGATAGCGGCGGTAGGTTTATCAATAACGCTGATTTGATTATAGGTCTTTAGACCTCCAGCGTTTCTACCGCCTTTAAAAACTTGATGTACTTGATACAGCATTTGTTATTTGTGTAATTGAAGAGAACTTATTAATCTAACAACAGAAGGCTTATAGGTTACCATAACCCAAATCACCAACTACACCCAAACGGACGTTGATGTCTGCGATGTTAGCCACAGTCATGTGAGCTACGCGATGTGGATACAACAAGTAAGGAAGACCAGAATTACCCATTTGAATAGTAATACCAGGAGCAGCAGGAATAACTGTCTGTCTTTGTTCACGCATCCACAGCCCAGGTTCACCGCCCATTTCCTCAGATACGCAGAACTGAGTTCTACCTGGAGCTTCATAGTTGCCCTGAGTATCAGTCTCTGATACAAAGATAACCTTATTGCGCGGCATCAAGAACTTCTTAACACCATCTTGAGGATCTCTATAATGCGTTTCAATGGTTTTGATAGGTATGCCAGCAATAGCCATAAGACCTTCAGGCCCAATACCAATAGAGTTAAGAGAAGCCTGATTAATCAAATCAGATTCAATATTTAAGCCGCCACCAGAACCCCCAGTAAAGATAGTTCTGTCTCCCGTTCTAGCGCCCATTCTAGGAATAATGCCGCCAGTCTTTAGCTTGATCTCATTGTTTTCACTAATAATCTGCTTTAGATCTGGATGCATATACATAGCAGTAACCTTAGTCTTGTTGGTAGTAAGGAACCAATACACAAACTTTTGAATACAGCTAATAATTGCAGCATCTGGTTCAGTCCAAGGCACACCAGAAGTACTAGCTTGAGGAGTGTTATAGTCAATTAAGCTTCTAAATAGATTAGCTTCATTTCTACCTCTATAACCATTTACATTGTTAAAGTGCCAATAGTTATGAGCAGGAATCTGACTACTTACAGATACACTCTGACCGCTTCTAGGGTCTGTATACTGAATACCACCTAGTAACGTTAATCCTCTGTACACGTCCCAAGTTAAGTTATGAGCAGTTACAAGCTTTTTAATCTGCTCAGATACATACTGTTCTGGATCTTCAAAGTCATTTAGAGTGCCATCTTTAATTCTAATGTTTGCGTCACCCCAACTAATATACTGAGAACCTCTTAAGAAGACAGGTTGAATGTATCTACGTTGCGTAGTATAATTGCCCATCCCTAAGAACTGGTCAGGCTGACCAAACTTAACAGGAGTAAACATTGTGCCAGTAGTCTCAAATCTCTGTTCAATAGCAACTATTGGCTGTTTAATGTACTGCTCAGGAAATAGTTCTGTCAGTGGCGTAATGCCTACAATAGGAAGAAAACTCTTAGCTAGTTCAAGATAAGTAGGTACTCCTGGCTTTTCGCTAGTACTTACAGTCTCCCAAGGAGAAGCGTAAGCATCCATATTAAAAGGAGGAATCTGTTGTAAAGTCATTTATTTATTGTAAATAGAAAGTGAATATATGTATGTATTACTTGCCAGCTTTCTTAGTAGCAGCTTCTCGGTTCTTAGCAATTAGATTCTTCATATAGCCCTGCTGCTCACCTGGCGTAGGAGTACCCAATTGACTGGAAGAAGGAACAGCATTAGCACTAAGCTTGATAAGCTCTACAATTCTATCTTCTAAAGAAGCCACAGTTTCTTGGCCATTTACAGACAGTTTAATAACTTCATCCGGAGCGCCTTGAATTAGATCTTTTGCATATTTAAGAGCGCTAGGAGCTACACCGTAATCAGTAAATAAAGTATTTAGCTTTTGGTTTAATCGTGCTGCCTTTTCACTTGAAGATAATAGAGTTACATATTGGCTAGTAGCTTCAATCTGTTCAGCTTTGTCTTTAATCTCTTTAGTAACATTCTCTAGACGCTTAGCAAATGTTGCTTCAATGCCATCAGTCTTAGCCTTTAAAGCCTCTAATTCAGTAGTAAAGGTAGTCTTTAGCGCATTTACAGATTCACTAAGAGTAGCTGCTTGTCTTTCCAGTAGACTCTCTAAAGCAGACAAATCAAAAGAGGGAGCCCCAGTCTTTGGACTTTCTACACTAGTATTATTTTCAGAGGGAGTAGTAGTCATTGGTTGTTGAGATACCTGCTCAATATTAGTAGATAATTTAATATAAAAAGAGGGTGCAGGATCAGAATCATTGGCGTCTGCACTTTGAGATAAAAGTGTAATTTTATTGTCAGAGAACGGCATAAAAGGAGAATTAGTTAAAGCTGTTCTTAGTAATACAGGTCCTTTTAATTCACCTGTTGCTTTGTCTCTAAAGTTTTGCCTGATCTCAGGAGAACTGTATTCATAGTCTCCATTAACAATAAGATTGTACGTCTCATCTTTTAATTTATATATACCATATACAACGTCATTTTCTAGGACTATTTCTTCTAGGTCTCCTCGTTTTCTTTCTCCATCTATACTGTTCTCTTCTAAAGAGTCAGTTAAATGACCAAAGGTTACATACGGATTGTGTCCTAAAACATTCTGCTTGTAGTTAGTACATAGTTTGTCTATATAGTCATCGTCTACTTTAAGTAGACCAGAACCAGGTACATGCCAAGTACCCTTTAATAACAGTGGTATCTTTGCTTTGTTATTGGTAACGTTAACCACTCCATTACCCATTAATGCTGAAGATGAATGCTGCATGTTTCTACGCAAACTAGTATTATCTTTATTCTAACTATTACTGCCTCAATCATTTGTGCGCATATTTAACGCGGTATATAGTCTATATTAGGTGTTAGTATTTAACTAAACACTTATACATGATGATTTCTATTGTTCTAACTAAAGAGCACCCTTTGGCTTACGAAGTAAGAGTAAGTCTAATCTCTTGTCTTTATGATATTAATGCTACGTATATGGACTTAATAGGATACCTTAAAGAGGCGCATTGGAATAGTGAAGGCAGTCCTACTTTTCATTCATTGCACCTGTTATTTGATTCTATACAGCAAGCTATTATTCCTTTTGTAGACGTGGTAGGTGAACGTATTAGAGCATTAGGCGGCACCTCTTTTGCAAACACTAAGTTTATTCTTGAATACTCTAAGTTAAATGAATTAACAGTAAACAATAGCGTAGAGGGCAATATTAGCGCTATTGTATCTGGATTAAAGCAACTAAGAAGTGAGTTGTACGCTAAACTGGATATAGTAAATCCTATAGATTCAGTTACTGGCAGTATGCTGCAAATACAGACAGAAGAGGTAGATAAGCTTATCTATTTATTGGGTAGCTGCATGTAATGTGCTAATTAAATTGTTTTATCTATAAGCAGGTGTAAATATATACCTGCTTTTTTTGTTGTTTGTATTAATTTAAGAGATGTTATTAGACATGTCATTAACAATTCCTAGTGTAGACGCATCTGCAGTAGATAATGGATTTGTAAAGTCCCTCTATGATATTAGTGAAATAAGTCAACCAGAACTACTTAACAAGCTACGCAGTTCTACTCTACAAAGTGCTTTAGAAAAAGACGGCATTATTAAGAGAATATTTCCTTTTACTAATGGAGAAAATACTAATGCGTCTAGAGCAGACTTATTATTTGTATTTAATCTGTTAACTATTCAAAGTCTGTGTAGTAATCTATTAAGACCTAGACACATTAAACATACGGTTAATGGTTCACATGCTTATAGTAGTTTTGTTGAAAGATTTGAAGCATTAAAGGAAGGTGGTCAAACCTTTAATGACATAAGACTATCGTATACGTACTACAATTTAAAGACACATAAACTGAGTATTTGTATGAACCTGAATGGTGCAGTCATATGGTTGTGTAGATTAGTCTCATCAAAAGAACTAGAAGTAGTAGATAGCCCTTTTATTAAAAAAATACCATACTATCACTGTGTAACGTGTACTGAAGATTACTTATCCGCCTATGACGTAATAAGTGATCATGAGTATCTGTATAATTGGTTTAATCAACAACTATATGGAGATAACTAGATGAGAAGTCCTCTGAATTATATAGTAGCTACGGACTATCTAAGAAGAATAGTAAATAAGAAGTTCATTAAAGAGGTAAAGGTTGTAGACTCTGGTTCAAGAAGAGGAGATATACACTATACAGTTGGAGAAGATCAATACAAGATAAAAGCAGTACATAACATAGAAGAACATCTTCAAACTAATGTAGCGGCTCATATGTTAATAGAGGGCTACATAGTAATTAATACGCTAGATAATACGTACGTTGTTATTAGTCCTAATAATAGTGAGCCATACTTTGTAAGCAATAACACATGTACATGTGCTGATCGTTATCCCCCCTGCAAACATCAACTGTTTGTTGATTGGTATATACGCTTTAGAAAAGAACAGGTAAGGGCTCTTCAAAAGATAATGGTTTAATTAAATAAGCCGTAGAC